ATTATGTGCTGTTGCACCTATGTAATTTTGTAGTTTTGCAAACTTAGGATCACCTATTAATGATGTTGAGTGAAATACATTACCCATGTCTCCCTTGTTTCCAAACTCTTTATTTCTTTTATCTATTGTTTCTTTTAAATTTTTCTTTGATACTTCAATGTAAGGATCTGATGCATTGTTTAGTTCATTAACAAATCCTGGTTCATCACCATACCATATTGGACAACTAAATAAATTCTGTACTGTTAATTGTTTTGGAAACTGTAATTCTGTTTTTAACTTTTTAGTTTTTTTCTTTTTCATATTCTCCTTATCTAAATGGCCAACCAAGATTCCATATAACTAAACTATGCCTTGAGCCTTTTTTTACTGGACANACTCGATGCCATACAAACGAGGGGAATACTACTAAACTTCCTTTAGGTAATATCTCTTTACACTTTACAGGTTTTCTAGGTTTATCAGGATCTAGATTTCTAAAATCAAATTCTAATTCACCACCTTTATATTCTTTTGGATCTGATAGTGTAACTGTTACGGATAGTTTTCTAATTTTACCATGTGTTGGATCATTAGCAGTTTCTCTGATATAAGGTTTATCCCAACTATCACAATGCCAATCATAAAATTGATCTTTAGTATATTTTGTAAACTGACAAGATTCACTAAAATCCCAATCAAAATTCCAACCTGCATTTCTATTTGCTTGATTAACGTAAGGTTGTATTTCTTTATAAATCCACCTATCATTCATCCAAACAATATCTGAATTTCTTTTCTTTTTTAAATCTTTAACTTGATTTTTATTTAATGGTCTATTACCATAACCTCCAGTAACTGCCATTTGATCTTGTAATGATTTTCCATATCGCACAATATCATCACATATTCTTTCTGGTATTACACTTTGGAAATACCAATAATAATTTGTTAAATTCATATCCCTTATATTATACTATTGTTATTTAAAATTGTCAAGGGGTATTTTATTTAGTAACTGTTAATGTTCCTGATGCTGTAAATTTTGCTATCTTATCTCCGCCTGGATGTGTAGATCCTGTAAATGCACAACAAGGTGATCCTGCAAATGTTAATGCACTTGGGCCTCTTATAACTACGATACCTGAACCACCATTACCACCTGGGTAATTTGGAGCAGGTGCTCCTGGGCCTGGCGTACCTCCGCCTCCGCCTCCACCGCCTCCAGTGTTGACAGATGCATTTGATCCTGCGTTACCTTGTGATGCACCAGCACCTCCACCACCAGATCCTCCACTACCACCTCCAGTAGAGCCACAGCCTCCGCCACCACCTCCGCCTCCAGCGTAATTAGTGTCAGGGCCTAATATTGTATTCGGTGCACCTGCACCTCCAGCTTTTGGGCCATTAGGAGCCGCAGAAGTAGCCCCTCCACCACCTTGACCTGATTTAGGGGGTGCAGAAGCAGTAGCTCCAGGATTTCCTTGAGGTGGATCTACAGGAGGTGTGTTTCCATCTCCTGCTGCTCCTGATGATGAACCACCACCACCAGAACCGCCATCTTTTCCTGCTCCACCACCAGCTTCTCCTCCTCCACCACCTCCAGTGGATGTTAATGTTGAAGAAAAAACTATTGATGAATCAGATCCATTTTCACCTGGATTAAACGTAGGACTAAGTGGCCCTCTTATAGGCCCACCTCCAGAACCTCCAGCACCTACAGTAATTGTATATGTTCCTGTTGTTTCATCCCCTAATGCGGATCCTCGTAATGGGGATGGCCCATAACCAGTAGCTCTATAACCGCCAGCACCACCACCAGATCCTCCTTGAGGATTTGTGTTGTTTGTTGGGCCAGCTCCAAAGCCACCTCCACCGCCACCAGCAACTATTAAATAATCTAGACTAACACCTAAAAATTGACTTCCATCAGGCCATGTGCCTTGTTGTCTAGCTCTTAATTGACTTCTTAAATTCCATACACCACTTGCTTTGTTTAATTCTTTTACTATGGCTATACCAGATCCACCATTAAATCCAGATCTACCAGAAGTAGTAGGGCCACCGCCTCCACCACCTCCACCTCCTGTGTTAGAAGTTGCATTTGATCCAGCTTCTTGATTAGATCCTCTTTCTCCATTACCACCACCACCAGGCCCACCTTCTCCTCTTTGTGGTTGACCAGTTCTTGAAGCTCCACCTCCACCACCAGCATATACACCAGAGTTAGGTATACCTGGAAACGTAGGACTAAAATCTGTTCCTGGCCCACCATCTTGTTCATTAGTAGTACAACCTGCTCCACCAGAATTACCAGCACCGCCATGGCCACCTCCGCCACCTGCAAATCCTCCAGGTGATCCAGCAGTAGGCCCACCAGGATTACCTTGAGGCCCTCCTCCACCACCAGAAGCTCCACAGTTTGATCCTCCACCACCTGAACCTAAAGGTACAGTGTTACCATTATCTACAGGAGATGTTCCACCTGATCCACCTTTACCACCTGTTTTACCAAAACCAGTTGTATCATTACCATCAGCGTTATTGCTTCCACCACCACCAATAACAACTGGATAACCAGTGCTTCCACAAACAACAACTGATGTAAATATTTCAGCTCCACCAGCTCCACCTCCACCACCTTGTTGATTTCCGCCACCACCTCCACCACCAACTAAAAGTGTATCTAAAAGTCTAGTTGCTGATTGTGTAGTATAAGTAGTGTTTGAGGTAATTGTAGTCTGTTTACCCTTCCCAAAAGAAGTTACATTTCTTTTACCAATGATTCCACCATTAGTTCTAGGCATTAATTAGTCTCCTATTAAGATGTCCAAGCCGATCCGTTCCAATCGTAAACTGTAGGTGTTTCTGCTGTGTCGTTAGATTTAGTTGCTTCCCAACCTTTATTATTATCAGCTTGATACTTAGTTTCATTCCATTTAATATGATATTCAAAACCAGATCCAGATGTAACTGATGGGTATGTAATTGGTGCTTGCCAATCATCACTACTATCTAGTGACCAAGATGCAAAAGGTTGTGGTACAATAAATTTATTTTTGGATGCATCATATCTATAACCAATACCTGCGTATTGTTTTCTAAAGTTATGATTATAGGATGTTTGTTTCCAAGTGCCACCTCCAAAAAAATTAACACACCATGTTTCACCATCAACGTGTTCATCTGAGGGCACTTCATTATTAGCCACAACTACAACTCTTTTTACGATCAGATGTGTATCTGATGTAAAACCAGTTGGGTCGGTTTTTGATTCTAACTCTGCAAAATGTGCCATGTTTATTTTCCTCCGTTATAAAAAATTCTGTTATGCTTCACCTATTGTTAAAGTTCCTGAAGCTGTAAATTTAGCTATTTTATCTCCACCAGGATGTGTTGATAATGTTCGTGCAGGTGTTGGGCTTCCTGCTAAAGTAAATGCACTAGGTACTCTTACTACAACTATACCTGATCCTCCTGCTCCACCAGCACCGCAACTTGGTTTTGGAGGAGTATTACTTCCACCACCACCACCTCCACCAGTATTAACTGAACCAGCACCACCTGATGTTGGACTAATACCAGCACCTACACCTCCACCACCTGGTGCACTAGGTGAGTTTGCTCCAAAATCAGGAGATCCTGAAGATCCACCTCCACCTCCACCAGCATAAGTTGTTGAAGGGCCTAAAATATCATTTGCAATACCACAACCTCCGTGTCCACCTGGTCTTGGGTGACTTCCTGATGGTCTAGCATTACCACTTGCACCAGCACCACCTCCACCACCTTCATTAGGAGCACCATTATTTCCCTGAGAAGCACTAATAGGAGGAGTATTTCCTGATCCACCTGCTCCACAATCACCACCTCCACCACCACCAGAACCCCCAGCTTGTCCAGTGTTAGCAGGTCTTGAACCACCACCTCCACCACCTGCTGATGTAATTGTTGAAAAAACAGAATCTTGACCATTTGTTCCTGCTGATGAACCACTAGTTGATCCTGCTCCACCACCTCCAACTGTTATTGTATAATTTCCTAAACCTAATTCTAATGCTGGTGATCGTCTTGGACTTGGGCCAAAACCTGATGCACGATAACCACCTGCACCACCTCCACCACCGAGATCCATTCCACCGCCACCACCACCAGCGACTACCATATAATTTACTGATAATGTTCTATTTATCCACTCTGAATTCTTTACTTGATCGAAATGTTCACTTAATGTCCATCTACCTGATGCACATTTTGGTGTTGTTTCTTTAATTACTACTATACCTGAACCACCTGCTTTACCACCTGAATTACATTGACCTCCACCACCACCACCGCCAGTATTAACAGTACCAGCTGTAGCAGCAACGTGAATAGTAGGTGGTGCACCTTGTGATCCACCATTTCCTCCACCGCCAGCTCCACCACATCCACCTTGAGAAAGAGGTATGCCTGAACCTGGAGTATAATGTCTGTGACCACCACCGCCACCTGCATACGTTACATTAGATCCTGTTATATCATTTGGTGATCCAGCTCCACCACAACCATTCATATCTGCTCCTGGTGCAGAACCAGGAACTATTCCTGCAGCACCTGCTGCACTTGCTCCTCCACCACCTCCAGAAGCTCCTCCACAGTTTGGCCCAGCACCTCCTTTACCTCCAGCATTTCCTTGAGAAGGACTTGTTGGGGGAGTATTACCAGAACCTCCAAGATGACCACAAGCTCCAAAAGGAGCACCTTTAGGGCCACCTCCACCGCCTGATCCTCCAGCGATACCCACTCCAGGAGAAGATTGAGGTGTTCCACCTCCTCCACCTCCTGCTGATGTCATAACACATGCTATGACAGAATTATTACCACTTCCTCCAACACAAGTTGCTGGAGCAACAGCTCCACCAGCACCAACTGTAATTGTTACAGAACCAGTAGGAATTGAAACACAAGTGCCAGTACGATAACCGCCAGCACCTCCACCACCTCCACCATCAGTTCCACCAGCTCCTCCACCAGCAACTACCATTACTTCTGGTATTGTTGATGTACAATTTTTCTTTTGGAAAGTTCCAGAAGATGTAAATGTTGTGACTTTAGTAGATGGTGTGCATACTACTTTTATTGGGCCTATGATTCCGCCATTTGCCATGAATTATGTTGCCTCCTATAATTCTATCTATTATGCGTCATCTAATTCTTCGTAAGAAACAAAATAAGTTAAGTCATTTGCAGCTGATGCTGTAAAAGCTAATATATCTGTTTCATCTAAATAAATTGGATTCTCTAAAAAACTTAGGGTAGCATCTGCTGGTACTGATATTGTATTAGCAATCTTAACATAGTTAGATCCATTATCTACACTAACTTCAATTGTAATATCAGCAGCATTTGTACCATCTACGTTTGCAACAAGAATTGTATTTATTTTGGCAACTTTATCTGCTGCAACATCAACCGCTGTAGTTCTAGATGTACCATCTAGTAAAGCAGTTGCGTTCTTAGCATTAATAGTTGCTACGTTTACGATGTTTGGTGTAGCCATATTATCTCCTCTTTAATTTTAACCAAATACAATTGCCATTGCAATTGCTTTTCCTACTGATGCAAAATTTGCATTAGCATTAATATATGTTGTTAAGTCTGATGCTGCAACTTGAACCATAGTTCCATTATCATTAACTACAAATCTATCAGCATCAACTAAAGTTGTACTAGTAGCTGATGTATTGCCATCCATTATATTTAATTCAGCAGCTGTAGAAGTTACTCCATCTAAAATATTTAACTCTGCCGCAGTGGATGTTACACCATCTAATATATTTAATTCAGCAGCTGTAGAAGTTACTCCATCTAAAATATTTAATTCTGCTGCTGTAGAAGTTACTCCATCTAAAATATTTAATTCTGCTGCTGTAGAAGTTACCCCATCTAAAATGTTTAACTCTGCTGTAGTAACTGTCGCACCATCTAGTATTT